GGTTTTCATCCTACATTGTTTAGGTAACAAGTAGCCTAGATTAACGCTAGGGCGCGCTCGTTTCCATTGACCTCTCGCCTTACGATTTCGGCGAAAAGAAATACGCCGGACACGATTACGGGAGCGTCTCGATCGCGACGAACGGCGTCGTCTCGTACGGGCTCTCCGCTGTCGTGGCATCGGCAAATATTAAGAATGATGTACTAGCATTTAACACAAAAAAAATTATCTGGACCCTGCCAGTGGGTCACGGTTTTAAATAATTGCATAGCAGCTGTTTTTTCGTTTTGAGTGCGCAGGGCAAAAAACAAAAATCTCAATATATATAGCTGCTCAGTTTTTATGTTTTCACTTTTTTCAAAGCACAAAATGGAGAACAAAATGTACCGCAATATCTGCTTTACCTCCTTTGATGAAGCCGAATATCCGCACGTTGACCAGAATGGGTGCACGTACGTTATCGTTGGACGTGAAACTTGTCCCGATACCAAGCGTCTCCATTTGCAAGGGTACGCTGAGTTTGACAAACCGAAGAGAATGAGCACATTGAAAAAAGCCTTTCCGACCATGCATATCGAAGAGCGAAAGGGTAGTCAGAAGCAAGCAATCGACTATTGTAAGAAGGATGGTGATTGGCATGAGGAGGGAGTGTTGAAACAACAAGGCAAACGCTCCGACCTTGAAGACGTCGCAAGCGCCGTCTTCAAGGGTGAGTCCTTGTCGGATATCGCTGGCGCTCATCCGACTCAATTTATCAAATATGCTAAGGGTATCACCGCTTTACGCTCTGCGATGTACGTCAATCGAACCGAGGCCCCAGTCGTTACCTGGATCTGGGGTCCTTCCGGTGTTGGAAAGACTCGTTCCGCTTATGAAGCTCATGAATCAGTCTACATCAAAGATGGAACCATGTGGTGGGACGGATATGAGCAACAGGAAGCCATCATCATTGATGACTTTGACGGAAAGTGGCCTTACCGTGATTTATTGCGTTTGCTTGACCGTTATCCTTACCAAGGTCAGTTTAAGGGTGGCTACTTCAAAGTCAACTCGCCGTATATTTACATCACTTGCGAGTTTGCTCCCTCCTATTTTTGGCACGGCAATGAATATGCTCAAGTTTTTCGTCGATTGAAGGAAGTGAAGTACGTTCCGCCACCAGGAATAAGAATGGCGACAAATGTGACAGATGTTACAGATGTTACAGAAGTGGCTGGTAATACTGGACAGCCACTTCTGATACGTTCCCCCGCTTTTGTCGATTTAACCAAAGCTTATGAGGATTTAACTATTGATGATTAAAAAGTAAAAATCTATTACGCTAGCGCGACCCCCCAACCCCCCAAAGGGGGGCTACGTAAGCTATCCAAAGAGTGAGGATGGTTTTTAACTGATTCAGATTTTTAAATTTGAGGAACGTTCTTTTACTGAAAACAAAAAATCTATGACGGGACAATAAACTCTTCCATCGTCCCAAACGTCACCCAATACTTTAAGAACACGCGATATCTACAATTGAGATTTGCAACACCATCACCACTCTCAATATAAATATGCCAATAAGCATTATCATTTGGGGGACCAGACGCAATATTCCCCCAACAATCCGGATTTTTTTGTGACCACGAAGGGATGACCGAACGAATATTGGAATAAGAAGCAATATTGTTATGAAAACCACGGTCCAACCCAAGGGCACCATTTCCCCAACGTGTGAACTTCACAGTAGGTTGTTCACGAAGATAACGTGAATCAAGAGGAGACACATTGGTTGATACAGAGTTCAACATCAACCACACCGTTCCGTTCGCCGCATACTGGCTAATTGCAGTATTTGCAAGAGCAATGGTAGGCAATAACTCCACACGAATAGAAGAGGCACTGACAAACCACCTTGAGTACAAAGCCATCATTTGGTCAAACAACATAGCTTGATGACCACCAAGAGCAACATCAGGATCATATAGGGAACAGGCATTCCAAATACTCTCATCATAAGGTGATGATGAGTTGAACAGCTTGAGCTCACTGACATAAGTGGTTTTCATCCTACATTGTTTAGGTAACAAGTAGCCTAGATTAACGCTAGGGCGCGCTCGTTTCCATTGACCTCTCGCCTTACGATTTCGGCGAAAAGAAATACGCCGGACACGATTACGG